AGTGCTTGGCGGGAAAGCAAATACTGACCACACGCCAGCATTGGTAAGATCTGTGGCTAGTGTGCTACGTAGTGTGGTAATCGCAGCTGGCATATTAACCTACCAGTGAGTTGGGTGATGAATACGGCTGGATGAGGCCACGTACTCTATTTATCAACTGATAACCCATACGATATGGGCTAGCACTGACCCCATCCATACCGACCCCACCTGTCTGGCTTACTTGTCTTGCTTGCCAGATGTCTACGGCTACGATCATGGCCGCTTGTCGTATTGCAGGGGTTGTCGCATAAGATGCTGTTTGAGTATCTGGCCCTAAAGCTCTGCCATAAGGTTTGATAAAATGAAATGCTTCGTCTGCATGATTTACTGAAAATTGTACGATTGAATAGCCTTGTGAGTTATTACTAAATGCTAAATTTGTTAAAAACGCTGTGCCGATAGATGTAGGCACTGTAGATCCTGGAAATGATCCAGTAATAGTATGTGATCCGTTGTATGGGCTACCGCATTGAGATACTGTAATTTGTTGGCCAGTTACAAATATGCCTGGGCTTGCTAAAGTTATTGTGGCTACATCATTAGATACAGATGCACCAATTACAGGTACATCATTAAACCAAAGCATTTTTTCTATTAGGTCTTGGGCTGCTTGACACACTTCTTCTACGTCATTATTAGAATACAAAGTGCCAATACCTAAATTAGTGCGCAATTCTTGTTGCGTTACATATGAACTTGGCATCTGTATTCCTCTCTTAAAAAAGCTCCCCTGGGGCTAGGGCTACTAAACCCCAGAGGATTATTACTTGGTTTAACCTATTAGGTTAGGTTGAAGCGACGGACTCCACCTTGTACTAATACACCAACGGCCATGTAGCCATATAGTGATGTCTCGATCTCGCCTGATGTTGGGATGTTTGTTGACAGACGTAGAATTGGTGACTCGTAAATTGATACTGCTGAAGGTACAACAATAAATGCTGACTCATCAATTACAGTAGATACTGCGTTTGGATCTACGTATAGATCTAAACCAAGTACGTTGCCACGTAGTGATCGTGGTGATGCTTGTCCTGCTGCGTTCATTGGTTGTGATGCTGTGTAAATTGGGCGATCAGTTGTGTCTTTAGCACCAATTAACAGATTCCACTGACCAGTGCCAGCGATGTATGCAGTTGCTAGTTCACCTGTTGCAAGGTAAGCGGCTGGTGCTTGCTCTGCTACGTAGGCAATAAGACCATTAGATGTTGCAGCTTGTGGGTTAGCTTGTGCGCCACCTGCTGTTAATGCTGCAATTACTGCTGCATCTGTTGCCTTGTTATAGGCACGTGTCATGTTGTCTAACATGGCTGCAAAGAAGTCTGGAGACGACCTCTCAAGGACCTCAAGGCTGTAACGTTGAAGGCCACTGTATTTTTTGACTGTGAGATTTACATAGCTTGAGACAATACCTGTTTCTGATGGTGCGCCTGCTTCTGCAGTCTCTGCAACTGTACCTGATGTAGTAATTTTAGGTACTGAGATTGTCATGCCTGCTGCTGGTAATGCACGTGTTCCAATTGCATCAACAGCTGGGCGTGATCCAATTAAAGTATCTACTACTGTAGGTACAAATTGTGTTGGATTAAATGCTGGGTTAGTGGTAAAGCTGTCATCTGCAGCAGTTAAGTATCTTGCTACATCTGCTTCTGCTTTCATTACCCACTGTGCTGATTCGTGGTTACCTAATTTTGCTTTGATGCTGTGTTCTAGCATGTGAGCTTGTGTTCTAATTGGTGAGCGAGGCTCTGTATAGAATGATGCACTGATTGTTGGGCGTGCAGCCTCTACTGGAGCAACCTCTACCACTGGCACTGCTGTTGGCTCGGTGGTGTTGTCCACTTGTGCCTCACTTTCCGTAGTTGGTTGGATTGTTGCATCCGCTTCGCCTTCGCTAGCGGCAACTTTAGTTACTTGTGCTTCTGTAAATGCTGGTGATTCAACTAGGCTAACTTCTTTTAATTGCGCCTTAGTTACATAAATATAATCTTTTTTCTGTGATGATTTAATTACATCCACGCCTACAGACATACCAGATATAAGATTTTCTTGTGCAAGCGTCAAAGCGTCTGAGCCTTGCATGCTGGCACTAATTTTAAAGCTAGCGTAGATACCATCTTCTTCTTCGTTAAATCTTTGCATACGGCCAATAGGCTTATCGTTGCGGTGTTGCATAAGCATCTTAATTTTGCCAGGGTCGCCTACATCTATTGATCCTTTAGCAAATACGACAGGTCCAACACTTGTTCGGCCCACACTTTCAAATGGCACAATTTTGCCTGCGATAACTCTGCGCTCACTATCTGCGCTTTCTATTTGACTACTAAATGTAAGAATCAATTTGAATCCGCCCATGTTAAGACTGCAAAAGTAAATGATGGGGTAGTACCAGCGATTGTGCCAACTACTCTTAACTGATCGGTAAATGCAGTAGTTAATCTAATTACTTCTCGTGTAACGCCTGTTGCTTGTGTAAATGTAGCAATAGTATTCCAGTTTGTGCCATCTACTGTGTCCTGCACTACCACGTCTAAGGTAGGTAATGTGCCGCTAGCTGCTGTAACGTTTAATTGCATTACTAATAGTCTTGCTGCAGATAGGCCTTTAACCGCTGTGCCGGTAACTGTCTCAGTACGAGCAGCTGACGCTAATAATGTTACCGTGCTTGCAGGTATATTGGCCTGTTGTATATCACTCATGCATTTTCTCCTTTAGCGCTGTTTATGTACTCAGCATCGCCACTTTGATTTCCGTTAGGGGTTAGATCTTCCATTTCTTTTGCTTGCTCTAGGTCTATAAGTCCTAGGGATAACATTTTCTCTATTGTCTCTAGTCTTGCTCTATCGTCTGATCGTAAAAACGTTTCTGAAATATTGAAACGCACCGTATGTCCAGCGGCCGTGACGTCGTTCATGCTGAGTCTATCCTCAATGGCACAGATATATGGTTGCAGTGAATAAGCTACAAATTCTTTACGACCATCAATAATATTCTGATAGGTCATACTGTTGTTCATGTCTGCAGATATGTAATAAGCAGGTACATTCATAGCACGTGCAATTTGTGTAGCTAAATATTGTGATGCTTCGTTATACATCATATCTTTAGGACTAAATCCAACAGTTTCATAAGATAATGTGCTAGTTAGGTATGCAGTAGATCTTGATTGACGTGCTTGCTTCCAAGCTGCTAATAATCCTTGTACTTGTGACTCTGGCATATCTGCACCAGTGTTTTTTAAGAATCCTGTTGCCATAGGTGTCTGTGCTGCTACGGCTGCAGCCTTTTCTAAATCTAAAGCACTTTGTATTGTACGGCCTGCTGTTTGTAATACACCTTGTGTTAATCCTTGAAATGTAACTAATGATCCAACGCCAACCATAGGAACTTTTTCGTTATCTACTGTGTAATATAAAACTTCTGTACCTAATGGATTTAATTGTGCAACTACTCGTGTGTTGTTAATCCACTCAAATCGTGATGGTCTTAAATCATCTGCATATACTTCTGTAACACGCCAATATGCAACACCGTAAAATATAAGACTATCGACAGTCCACGAGATAGTGACGGATCGTGGCTGTCGAATATCTGGCTGCTCGCACCAGAGTGGCTTCGCTAATTCTTCGCCTGTAGATTTTCTATATAGCTCTAATGGTAAATATCCTATAACACCTTTAATTAAATTAGCGCATCTATTAACAGCTGGTACTTGTGTTGCAAGTGTGCGATCCATAGGACCTGCACCGAATGTGTTATATCCAAAACCAATTAGACTATCGCCCATAACGGCAGGGGCGTATTGCGCTTGTAGATTTTCTTTTTTATTATTTATACCTAAAGCAGACAATAGACCCATATGTATACTTTATAGCATAAAACGTACTAATAGTGCAAATTAGACAAAGATTTGCGCAGTTTGTTGCGGGCGTGTCAGTTGGCTTACGACCATGGCTAGGGATATTGCAGCTGTAACGTCACCTGCAGATTTACGCCTAATAATGCGCCAGCCTGCATCGCTGGTCTTGGCGGCACAGTTATTTAGGTGCTGTACTAGGTCTGCCTGACCACTATGCACCATTCTGCCATTCGCCATAGCATCGGATAAGTCTGAACATGCCTGGTAAAACGCTTGACCCGATACATCCTGCATACGCCATCCGCTTTGCTCTAATCGTGTTGCTATTGACTGTGTTGCATATTTGTCAAAACAAATAATATGTGGGTGATACTTTTTAGCCCATTCGTTTATATCGCTAGACATTTTGATCTCATCTATTGCAATATCACTATGCCACAGCTGTGCAAGTCCTACGGCTATTTTGCCGTCTTTCATTTGACCCATAATTAAAGCACCTGATCTTCTTGTAGGTGCAATATCAAAGGCCATTATAGTCATTGGCCCGACAGGTATCTCTAGTGTGCTGTCACTGCATGCTTCTATACTGCCATAGACCCAAGGACTTACTGCGCTATCTACCCACTGGCATAACATCTCAGTGCGTGTAGCTTCTATGCTGTTCGTGTTTACAGATTCTTCTAATGTTTCCTCTGTTATTAAATGCCCTAATGCTGGATTAGCCATAGCCCAGGCTTTGCGATCATGGACTTTACAATGTTGCGGTGCGCTGTACTCGTAATAACCTAGATTGTCTGGTGGATAAGATTTGCAACGCTCTACTAAATCATTAAGCACCGTGCTAAATCCATCACCTGCGTTACTTGTCATTAAAGTCATGGCCGCTGGCCTTGCACGAGTGACCGGCAGTGCAGCTGTATACGCTTCTGGTGTCCATTCACGCAACTCATCTATGTATAGAAAGTCTGCAGTCTTACCACGTGGTGCATCTCTAGTCGCTGCCGCTATCTCATACCTAGCACCGTTATTTAATGTAATAGATTCTTGACCATTAGCAAGTCTTATCTGTCTAATCTGTTTTAGTAAAAATTCATTATCTTGTATTGTAAATGCAACCTGTCTAAATGTATCTAATGCCATATTACGATTAGAAGACATACCCAGCACGTTCTTAGATCCCCATAGGAAGAGATGCGACAGTATTAGCATACGTGCCAGGTGCGTCTTGCCGTTTTGACGGGCAACTAATACTAGAGCTGTTTTCTTACGCCACATACCAGCATCATCTACAGCTAGTAAATCATTTAAGACCCAGCGTTGCCATGGGATGAGTGGTAGCCCTATCTTTTCAGCTAGATCTGCTACTTCTTGTGATTTAGATGGGCCAGTCAATAAAGGCGTGTGGATTCTAGGCTTAGTGCTGCCAATTAGCCCGACCCCTCGTGGCGTCTGTTTTAGTTCGGTATCACTTTGCATCGAAGTCAAGCGTATCAGGTTTAATAAATGGTGAGTCTGGCACTGTTCGCACCGTCTCAGGGAGAGAACGTTGTGAAAAGACAGGGGGGGTCGCCTTGTGGCTAAAAAAACGGCCACCTTTAGCGCTGTTGCATGATTTACACATAGACTGCAAGTTATCAGGTGCCCACATATCGCCACCTTTTACACGTGGAATGATGTGATCTACCGTATGCGCAGGCCCACCACAAGTAGCACACTGCCAGCCATCTCGGTCAAGTATGGTAATGCGTAGCTTCTTCCACTTACCTGTGCTTATTGCTTTACGACTCAATACCAACCCTTAATCTTATGATGTGCTAATGCATTACAAGGATTAGA